ACTATTGCGTCTCCAATTACTAATCGACATTCTATGTATGTTATTTATTATCATTGTGTTTTTTTTTCGTTTATTAATTAAATATATGCAAATATACTAATAGTTTTAAAATAATGCAAGTATTTTTTAAACTTTTTTTTATTTTTTTATTAATAAGTTGATTATCAATGTTTTAATTACAATAAATTTTTAAACATTTCATCAATTTTCCATTTTGGCATATCTAAATCCATACTAAATAGAATATTTCTCATCTTTTCTTCTTCTTCTCTTTGTTCATTAACGAATCCTAAGGCAAATGAGTATGTATCGTTATCATCTTCAGATTTTGCTTTGTTTGCAATATCATTCCAATTTTTAGTGACTTTCATTTCATGCTCTAAAGCTTTTTCAACTAAATCTCTAATATCATTAAATTCTTGTGGTACGTTTTTAACATTTGGTACTAATGCTCTAGCATTTTTTTCATAAAGATATTTGTATACTTTTGACATGTGTCCCAATTCTTCATCAGCATATTTGAAGAATAGTTCTGAACCACCAATCCAACCTTCATCATCTAACCAAGCACTAAATGAACGATAAATTTGTGATGAATATAATTCATTTTCAATTTGTTTATTTAATATTCCAGTTATAGCTTTACTTAATCTAGGTTTTTGTTCTACAGAATTTTTCTTTGCTTCTTCAGTTAAGATATTTGTATCATCACCTCTTTTTATTTTATTAAATGTATCAGCAAAACCCTCTAACATTAATTTTTGTTTTTTTAGGGCTTCTTCTTTTCTTTTAGCTTCTGATATGATTTTCATAATTCAAATTTATTAATAAATATCTAAAACAAATAAAAAAAACCACTATTAGGTGGTTTTATATTAGTTGTTCAAACTTTTCAATTTCCATAGCATTTATCGCCTTACCCAGTTCTGGTCCAGGTTTTTCTATTTTATATTTTTCCATAGCTTCTGGTCCCGTTACTTTTGGTAATTTAAGGTATTCTTCAAACGAATCAAGTAATTGTGAACTAACACCCATATTAGAACCAAAATTCCTTAATTGGTCATTAGACAAATCAGACTTTAAAAATAAATCTTTTAATTTCGGTGCTGTGTCAATATCCAAGTTTAACATAGCAATTAATGATGTTATTTTTTTAATCTCATTAACACTGTATTTAAGGTCATTTAATTTTTTAGCTAATATAGATAAATCGTTATTATGTAATAGTATTGCAATTAAAACAATTGGGTCATCATTATCTATAAATCGTTTATTCACTTTTAATCCCTTGAATACCCAATCAAATAAATTGTATTTATCAATTAACCCTAAGTATTGTTTTGTTGATTTCGCTGATGCTAATCCTTTAATAAACTCATCTCTAATTCTTTCACCAGATATACCTTCAAGACTTGCATCATTTTGTAATGCATCATCTGTCGCTTGGTCTAATTGACTACCAAATCTACCAGCAAATCTGATTGCTCTTAATATTCTTAACCTATCTTCACCAAACCTATCTTTAGGTTGGCCAACAGTTCTAACTATACCTTTTTTAAGGTCATCAATACCACCAACTAAATCAACAACTTCACCAGTTTCAATATCATAAAATAAAGCATTGATTGTAAGGTCCCTTCTGGTTAGGTCCCCATTAATATCAGTAAATTCAACAGATTCGGGTCTCCTACCAGAACCAATATCTTTACGCATAGTTGCAATTTCATATTCACCATCTGTTGTTACAACGTTAATAACACCAAAAGATTTTCCTGTTTCTAAAATGTTTGAAACAAATATTTCATTTTTTAATAATGAAATAACTTTATCTGGAATAGCATCAGTAACTAAATCAAAATCTTTTGGAGATAAACCAATAAAAACATCTCTAACGGAACCACCTACTATAAAAATATCGTGATTATTTTTTTTAAAAATATTATGAATTTTTAATACATTTTTTGGTATCTGAAAATCCATTTTTATTCTAATTTCTTTATTTTTCATCATTTTTTATCTTTTACACAAAGATATTAATTTATTTTTAATAAAGCAAATTAATATTGATGTTTTTAGTAGTCTACTATATATTTATAAATAAAAGATATGGCTAGAAAAAGAATATATTCATTAAATGAAGATTATTTTAATGAATTAGATACAACTAATAAGAATTATATTTTGGGGTTTATATATGCTGATGGTTCAGTATATAAAAATTATTTAAACATCACAGTTCAAATTTCTGATATATCAGTTTTAGAGTTCATAAAAAAAGAATTAAATTATAATGGACCAATATACATAAAACCAACATATTGTACATTAACTATTTCATCAAAAAAATTAATTAATGATTTAATTTTATTGGGTATAATACAAAATAAAACATATGAAAGTAAAAGTTTACCATTATTTAATACTAAATACTTTTCACAATTTCTATTAGGGTTTTTTGACGGTGATGGTTCAATTTATAAATCATCTAAAATTAATTTATATGAATATACTGTAAATTTTACTTCAAATTCTAGTATTTTAAGTGAAATTAAAACTTCGTTAAAAGAGTATTTAATTTCTTCATCTAATATAAGAAAACGTTATAGTAATGAAATATCATGTATGTTAGATATAAAAGGTTCAATAAATTTAGAAAAGATTTATACTTTATTTTATTCTAACCCACCAGAATATTTTTTTAAACGTAAACATAATAAATTTATTGAGTTTAAGGATAGTTTAAAAACTATGAATAAACGAAATTTTAAAAACGAAACAGTATTAAAAATAAAACAAATGTATCTGGATAATATAAAACAATCAGAGATTTCAAAAAAATTAAATTTAAAAGCATCATCAGTCAGGTGTGTAATACAAAGATTAAGAAAAAATAAAGAAATATAAAAAAAAGGTTTAATACCCCTTTTTTATTTAATGAACTAATAAAAATGTTTTGTGAACATCATTTCTTTGTGCACCTATATCAGTGTCACCAGTTGGTAATACAATTACATCATATGTGAATTTATCACTTTCTTCAGCTGGTAATTCCCATTGGAATTTTAATCTTTCAAGTGGTACATTATATAGTGTTGATATTCTTTTCTTTAATTCCATATCACCACCAGGTGCAAATTGTGGTAAACCAGTTTTCGGGTCTATCACATATTTGGTTTTTTTACCAGTTTCTGGGTCAATACCACTTGGGAATAAATCAGCAAATATTTGATTATCTTTTTCATCACGTCTTGGTACAATATCTGAAAATTTAACTTTTTCCAAATCAACTTGTTTTAATTCTTTTGGTGCTGAACCTTTCGAGAAATTCATAATAAATTTATCATCAGCTAAATTAACATATTTTGCTTGTTTAGTATAAGCATATGATTTAACATCAAACCCTGAATCCAACAAATCAGCTGTAACTCTTTTTGCTATATTATAATATGTATCACTAAAGAAATCACCAGCATCATTCCATCTAATAACTAATTGGTCAACTTGACCTTCTCTTCTACCTTGTCTTTTTAATTTAACAGCTATTGGTTCCAATTCGTCCATAATCATGTTATAGTATTCTTCTGGGTCATTCCAAAGTAAATTAAGTCTTCTCATTAATTTAAGGATTTTACCATCATTCATACCATAGAACCCCTTTCTAGCATAACATACCAATTGACAAGCACCAGCACCTGGACATGTGTTTATGTGTTTAAATTGACCATCTTTTTTATCATAAACAATACCATTGATAGCTGGTAAACCAGTATTAACTGTAAATTGATTTTTACCCTTATCTGTTTTTTCCATTTTAGGGTTTTTATCAAATATAGTTTGTGGTAATTCAGTTATCATTTTTTTGAATTTTTCAACATCCAAACCACCTTCTTTGTTTAATACAGCTTGTATTTGTTTTTTGTGATAAATAACATCTTTTGTACCACGAGATGCTCTTTCTTTAGCATCCGTATTGATTCTATTTAATTCATTATTCATATCATCAGCCAAAGACTGTGGTGTAACGCACTTAGCAATTGCTTCTGGGTGGTCTTCTTGCGCTTCATTAATTAGTTTATTATTATAAACACTAACTAATGATTCATTTAATAAATTATGTATTACTGATTTCATAATTATAAATATCTAAAAAATTATCTAGGTTCATTATTATAACCACATTTATGGCATAAATATAAATCTTCTTTTTTAGATTCAGATTCTTTCCATGACCATCCGCAATTTTTGCATGTGATTTTTTTATTTGTTTTTTTGTTTTCGTTTAAGGTTTTATTCAGATATAAAACCATTTCTTTATTTTTGGACCATTTATCACTATGTGGTAAAGTTTTAAATCCAAAACTTTTATAGAAATTAACTAAGTTACCAATATTTAAACCACTACCACCCATAGGTGAGGCATTTAAATAAATAATATCTTCACCAACTTGTTTAGCATACTTTATAGCTTCATTTACCAAAGCTTTACCATATCCACCATTTTTATAATCATCAAAAACAATTAAATGTTCGATTTTTAAAAATTTATCATCTGGGAATATCTCATAATATTCATCTTCAGTTAATTCATCTTCAAACATCCAATAAGTATTCATTAATTGTTCAACAATAATATAACCAACATTTGTTCTACCAACCATTGCAGATATGGTGACTCTACCATCATCATCAAAAGTAGTGAATGTAACTGGGTTTTCAAGTGCTTCATTATATAATTCTGTTAATTTCATTGGTTTAACCACTCATCTAAACTCATACTTTTATCAAAAGCATTATTCATTAAATCAAAGATTTGGGTCATTATCTCATTTCTTCTAAGTAATTTAAAAGCTATATTTTCTGGAGAAAACTCACCACCACCTTCAAGACCAGCTTGTCTCATTTTCTTCACTTTATCTTTTAACTTCTCTAATCTTTTAGCCACAATTTCAAAGTTACCTTTTTCGTATTCTTTTTTTATGTCAGCTAATTTATCTGTAACTACTTTGTATTTTGATTTAACCGATTCTTTATCAATCTTTGGATTAAGTTTTTCTGGTTTAACTACCCATTTTTCATCCATTAATGAATAAACACCTGTTGAATGGTGTTCCTGGTCAACACTTTGGATATATAATTCAACATCATATCCCTTTATTTTAATATCATGGCTATCATTCCAGGCTCTGGTTTTGAAATCAATTAAATCCTTTATTAAATCTTCTTTATCGCCAAATTTTTTAGTATTGATAAGTATGTGAATATCAAAATCAGAATATTTTGACCAATTATAATTAGCCAAACTACCAGTCAATATAATGTCTGATACTGGGATGTTTAAAGCTAAAGATTCATAATAATCTTTACCGATTTTTATTAATAAATCTTTAATTTCAGGTTTTATTTTATCTTCAGTTTCCCAAACTTCTGGGTTTAATATTTTTTTAATTTTAAATGAAGAAAAATCTAAATCATCACTTATTTCATTTAATGCAGCATCAATGAATAAACCTTCTCTTAATAATCTTTTTATAAAAATACTCATACTAATAAATATGAATAAGATATAAAAAAACCCATTTATTAATGGGTTCTAATTAATGCTTCACCTAACCTAATCACTCTTGTTTCAAATTCTTCATAAGTGCTATTATTATCTATTATAATATCAGCATCTTCTTTATTAATATTAAAAGAAGAAGAATCCTCATCTGGTAATCTTTCTGATGCATCAACCCAAATGATTAAATCAAATAATTCTTGGTTTATACATTCCTTTATTTCCCTATAATCTCGCATACCAACATAACACTCAGCTTGCTCTAAAATACCTTTAGCTAACTTAGCTTTATCATCAATATTATAATCACAAATTAATTGGTGCCATTCAGCTCTGTGGTTAACCCTATCTTCAAAACATTCTTCTGGTGTTTGGTATCCGTATTTTTCTTTTAATGCATCATATATGAATATTTCAGCAGCAGCTTGTGATGATGATTTAAATTTTAACCCGAAATTTTCTTGTAGTATTTCAGCCATAGAATCTTTCCCATGTCTAGCTGAACCAATTATTAATAGTTTTGGTAACTCCATATTTTTTGTTTTTTGCAAATATATTGTTTTTTTTTAAAAATAATCAATTTTTTTTATCATAATTTTCAACTATGACAAAAATTTCTTGTTTTTTAGTGATATTATGTATCACATTTAATACCCTATAGTATTGTTCTAAATCATTCAAATATATTAATTCACCATTTCGTGGTATATGTTTTACTTTTAATCTTGGTATAATCATTTCCCAAGCATTATTCATAATCGATATATTATATTTTCCAAACATATGTTAATTATAATTTTTTTATTTAAAAAAATAAAGTATTATTGATTAATATTAGTTATTTATTATATTTATAATTATAACAATAAATAAAAACTTTTAGCTATGAAATGTGGATGTACAACAAAACCAAGAACAGGAGTAAAGCCAAGAAATTAATTCATTGGTTTAAAGTTATAAATAAAAAAAGGACCAGAAGGTCCTTTTTTATTTTTGACGTAAAAAGAATTAGGCAATTTCAACAACTTCTAACTCAAAAACTAGCGTCTTACCAGCCATAGGGTGATTACCATCTAATAATACTGTATTTTCATTAACTTCTCTAACTACAACATTAAACTGACCTTGTTCTGTTTGACTAGTTAATACTTCACCAACTTTAACTGTTGGTGGTACTAATGTTTTATCAACTTCTTGAATCATTTCATTAATAACATTACCATATGCTTCTTCTGGTACTAATGTTACTTTTTTAGATTCACCAATAGCCATACCTAATAATGCGTTTTCAAATCCAGGAATAACTTGTTTAGTCCCAATTGTAAAACTTATGGGTTCATTTCTTTTTACTGATGAATCAAATACCTCACCATTCTCAAAGGTACCAGTGTAGTGAACTTTTACTGTGTTACCATTTTCAATTTTACTCATAATATTTATTTTAATTTTAATTTATACATAATAGTACATAATTAAAATTAATTTGTAAATACTAAAAATAAAAAAACCCAACATGCGATATATGTTGGGTTAAAATATTTCTGAACTCTAGGTAGTTGTGAGACAGAAGCGTTAAGCGTCTTAAATATTTTTTAGTATTTAGACAAAAAACAGTCTAGTGGAGATGATGGGAGTCGAACCCATGTGTTACCTATTCTCAAAGAGCTTTCTACATGTTTAGGTTGTAATTTACGAATTACCCAAAACCTTTACAGTTCCCTTATTACAGTTCGGTTTACTGAAAACTAATCTTCTGCTATTATTTTTTAGACTCCGATAAGTCAGAGCTTTGGTGGTTTACCACCATCGCATTATCTTAGGCTAATGCAACCTCTCCTTCAACTACTTCTACCGAAGCAGTGTTTAGGAAGTTTTCGTCTATGTCAAATGAATTGCCATTTACAAAAATGATAGGTAATTAAAGTGTTTCCATCTAACACTACATGCTTACTAGACAAGACCATAAGTAGTCAAAGCCTGGACATCCCCATAAATTAAAGAACTTATATTACAAATATAGTAAATGTTTTTATAAATATCAACTTTTTTACAAAAAAAATGGGGAAATTTCTTTCCCCATTAAAATGTAGCACCACTTGTTATTTAATCGTTTAAAATTTGTTTGTCTGTTTTAGGCATTAAATTATCAGACGTTGCCTTTATTTTTGCATCTAATTTATCACATCTGGAATCAATTGTTCTTCTAATGTCGTCAAATTCAACATTAGTTTGATTGTGATTGTGATTAATCGTTTCATATACAGCTGTTATTAGTCTATCTATCTTATCATCTGTACATCTTTCTATATCAACCATTCTTCTATGAACATCATATATGGTTACTTCAAAGGAATTACCATCAACCTTATGTTTCAACTTAATGAACGCAAC